GCCTATTTACTACTTGTGCATAGCAAGAGATAGTAAGGTGATTTTTGCAAGCCCGACAATGATTGATATACAAAAATGGGAGCGTGATGATCCAAGGATACATGATAGACCAAATTGCAAGTATAGAGATATAAGAACAACTTTAGATATCTTATATCAGTTAATAAAAGCTGATATGCTGAAAGGGGACTGGAGGAATAGTATATGATTGATATAAAAGACTTGAGGGTAGGACAATCAATGTACGAGGTTCAAAGTGGGTATGAAAGGGGGCTACACAAAGAAGAAATTGACACCGTGCAGGAAGTAACAGTCACAAAAGTAGGGAAAAGGTATGTAACGGTAAAATCTGAAATAGGATTTAGAACATTCGACTCTAAAGAGGATTTTAAGATCTATGATGGATATAGCTATAAAAGGTTGGATCGTGCTCTTTATGCCAGCGTACAAGATTACCACGATGAATTGAAAAAAGAGAAGATGTTAAAAAAGATAAGAGATTATTTCAGTTATGATTATAAACGCTTTAATCTATTAAGCCTTGAAGAACTAGAAAGCATAAACAGTATTATAGATAAATATTAAATAGATATCAGAAAGGAGACGAGCTTGCCGGCATAAAGATTAATCGGCTCCTTGAATAAATGAAATACGATCAACAAATAATATCTTTAATAAACGATATGTCAAAATACTATTCACCACATCAAGTATTTTCCGATTGGGTGGAGATGTACGCAATATCAATATCCAATGCGTGTACGCTATTAAACAGCAAATTGAAGCAAAACAGAGAACAGAAGTATCTTGAGATTGTAAAAAAATATAAAAATACTGAGATGAGTAAATTTCCTGACTTATGCGGGCTACTTGCTATTGCTTTGGATAATGACATGGCAGATGTCCTCGGCAATGTATACATGGGACTTGAATCAGGCAGCAAGCACACAGGGCAGTTTTTCACGCCGAATCACATAAGCAGACTTACAGCAAGACTTATGCCACCAATTGCAGATACAGACGAAACAATAAGATTTACTGAGCCTGCATGTGGCAGTGGCGGGATGATAATAGCATATGCGAAGTCATTATCTGAGCAGGGTGTAAATTATCAAAAAAAGCTGGAAGTAATAGCACAGGACATAGACTATAGATGTGTTCATATGTGTTATGTGCAATTATCCTTGCTTGGTATTAAAGCAACAGTATTAAGGCAAAATACACTTACACTTGAAGAAGTATCTGAAGATAGCATGTTTTTAACACCGGCGAAAACGGGGGTACTAATGTGAAAACGGAGTTAATTGAAAAAATAGTACTTTCTTTCATAGATATTATTAATGGCGTGGATATGGATGAGCTAAAATCAAGGCTTTACATAGCTATGAAAGGCTATAGCATATCGCTTGAGAGTACCGAGCTTGTTGTAAGAGAAGAAAATAAAAATGAATGGCTTTTCAAAAGATTTATTGTTACAAAAACAGTAAAAGGGCTGTCTCCTAAGAGTTTACAGCTGTACTCAAAAACTATACCAAAAATACTTGAATACATAGGTAAACCAATTCAAGAAATCACATCTGACGACATTATACAGTATCTTGCTATAAGAGAATACAAAGATAGAGTATCTAAAACCACATGTGCAAATGAGTCGAGATATTTGAGTAGTTTTTTTGATTTCATGGCAGCCGAAGGATATATAACAAGCAATCCGGTAAGACGACTTGGAACAATTAAAGTCGAAAAAAAGAAAAAGAATGCATTTACAGATATAGAGGTGGCGAAAATAAGAAATAGTTGCGAGGGGTTGAAGGAAAAAACAATAGTTGAGATGTTGTTAAGTACCGGTTGTAGAGTTTCAGAACTTGTTAGTATAAAAATAAAAGATATACAAGACAGAAAGATAATTGTAAACGGGAAAGGTAATAAAGAAAGGACTGTTTATTTAAACGCATCTGCATTACTCATTTTAGATGAATATATGAAAACTATGGCAAAAACAAGCAATCCTTATTTATTTCCAAAAATTAAGTCTTGTGAAAAATTGACTAGAAAAGGAATGTCTTTACAAGAGTTTCATAAAACATCATATATGAATGTAGAAAATGTAGAAAGTGACGGATATATGCCTAAGTCTTCAGTTGAAAGTATGTGTAGAAGAATCGGTGAAAGGGCAGGTGTTGACTGCGTGTATCCGCACAAATTTAGAAGAACATGTGCAACTATGGCACTTAAAAGAGGAATGCCAATTGAGCAAGTAAGCAAATTGTTAGGACATGAGCAACTGGGAACTACTCAGATATATTTAGATCTCAATGAAAGAGATTTAGAGTTGGCACATGAGAAGTATGTATTGTAGAAGGAAGCAATAATGAAAGTAAGCTACAAAAAAGCAAAGAAAGAGGTGAATAGATGACCGCTAAAGAGTATTTAAGTAGGATAAAAAAGCTGGAAGGTTTAATAAAAGATAAGTCTAAGAGCCTTAGAAAGCTGAAAGAAAATTTATTATTGATACCTTCAACCGGTACAGATGAAAAGGTACAAACAAGTACAAATTCTAAAGCATTTTACGAAGTAACCGCTGAGAATATAGCAGAACTTGAAACTGAGATTATAAATCTAAACAGAGAAAAAAATGAGATTATAGGAAAAATATACAGTCTTGATAATCTACTATATGTCAGAGTTTTAAGCAGTAAATATATAAACGGATTAAGCCTAAATGATATAGCAGATGTCTTATCTTACAGCTATGAACATATTCGAAGGGTGCATTCCAAAGCATTAATTGAAATATGCCACAAAATGTAGGAGAAATTTGACAAATAAAGGTGTATACTAATAACATCAAGAAGTGAATAAAGACTTCTTGCAGGACATAAAACCTCCTTACAGATATATCAATACTTCGGGCACAAAGAAGGCAGTCAGCAGGCTGTCTTTTTTGTTTGTAAATTTTGAGAAAGGAGCTGATGATATTGAAATTAACAATAAAACAACAAAGATTTGCTGATGAATATATCATCAGCGGAAATGCTACAGAGGCAGCAATAAAGGCTGGGTATAGCAAGAAGACTGCTAACAGAATAGCAACTGAAAACCTGTCAAAACCTGTTATAAAATCCTATATAGACGAACGATTAAAGGAATTATCTGATAAAAAGATTGCTGATCAACAAGAAGTACTTGAGTACCTTACCTCAGTCCTTAGAGGAGAAAGCAGCTCAGAAGTGGTTGTAATAGAAGGCCAAGGTGAGGGAGTAAGCAAGGCAAAGCCTATACAAAAAGCCCCTGACGAAAAGGAAAGGCTTAAAGCTGCGGAGCTACTCGGTAAGCGAATGGGGCTGTTTAAGGACAAGATAGATTTAACTGCCAATATACCTGTAATAATATCAGGAGATGATGAGCTTGAAGACTGATAAAATAAACATTAGCCTTCCGGAAGTTGTAGGTAATGGATACGGTACCTTTTGGAGATATAAGGGCAGATATAGAGTTTGCAAAGGCAGTAGAGCAAGTAAGAAGTCTAAGACAACAGCACTGTGGTATATATGGGCATTGATGAAGTACCCACAGGCTAATTTACTTGTAGCCCGTAAGGTATTCAGGACTCTAAAAGACAGTTGCTTTACAGAGCTTAAATGGGCGATAAGAAGACTTAATGTAGAGAACTACTGGGAAGTAAAGGAATCACCGCTGGAGATGACTTATATACCTACAGGACAGAAAATTTATTTTAGAGGTCTTGATGATCCGCTTAAGATCACATCGATTACAGTAGAGCAGGGGTATCTTTGTTGGTTATGGCTGGAAGAAGCTTATGAGATATCAAACGAAAACGATTTCAATATGCTTGACGAGTCAATAAGAGGAGCTATACCGGATGAAGTGCAACTATTTAAGCAGATTACGATCACATTAAATCCTTGGAACGAACATCACTGGATAAAGAAAAGGTTCTTTGATACTCCGGACGATGAAGTCTTGGCAATGACTACAAATTATCTTTGCAATGAATGGCTTGATAAGGCAGATCTAAAGGTGTTTGAGTCGATGAAAAAGAACAATCCACGAAGGTATCAGGTAGCCGGACTTGGCGAGTGGGGAATTGTGGACGGATTAGTATATGAAAACTGGGAAGAAAAAGCCTTTGATATAAATGAAGTCAAGAAGATATCAACTATTCAATCGGCATTTGGTCTTGACTTCGGATATACAAACGATCCGAGCGCTTTATTTTGTGGACTTGTAGATACTAAGAGCAAAACAATCTGGGTGTTTGATGAGATGTATAAGAAGGGTATGAGCAACGAGGCTATAGCGGAGGAAGTTATAAGAATGGGATACGCTAAAGAGCGGATAAGGGCAGATAGTGCAGAGAAGAAAAGTATAGACAGGCTTTACACCTTGGGGTTATCGCACATAACTCCTGCAAGGAAAGGACCTGACAGCATAATAAACGGGATTGACTTTATACAGGACTATCACATAATAATCCATCCCAAGTGCGTTAATTTCATTACCGAGATATCTAATTATACTTGGGCAAAAGATAGTAAGACAGGCAATATGATAAATAAACCTATTGATGATTTTAACCACTTAATGGATGCAATGAGATATGCACTTGAGGATATTTCAATGGGGTCTGTATACAGTTTTGATTAAAAAGGAGTAAAGTGTGGATTTTATAAAAAAGATAATTTTGGCAATCAGCCGGTTTTTTAATAAAAAAAGCATAGCCGGTATTGATGGAATCAATATCCTAAAGAATGAAATACTGACATGGAGATCATCTCCGGAAAGAACAATGCAACTCAAAGGTGAGATGTATTACGAGGGTGTGCATGATATTCTTGCAAGAAAAAGAACTGTTATAGGCGAGGGCGGGGAACTGCAAGAAGTGACCAACTTGCCGAACAATAGAATCATAGATAACCAGTATGCTAAGCTTGTAAATCAAAAAGCTAACTATCTGCTAGGTCAACCTTTTGTAGTAAGTACGGATAATATATCCTACATGGAGTGCCTAAAGCAGATATTCAATAAAAAGTTTAT